CCGGATTGCGTCCGGCGCGGAGTCCAACGCCTGGCTAACCAATTTGGCCAATTTAGCCGCCCGGCTGACATTAGCCGCAACCGCTTTTTGCAACGCAGGGGTCAACAAGGGGGACGGTAGACGCCATTCCCCTTTATAAAACCGCCCGCCAAGCGCCTTGATTTCCTTCGATATGGCGGCGTTAAGGTCTCCCCGGAAGGCGCCGCGTTGGAATTGGACGGTCCCCGCGCGGAGGGCCCTTTCTAATGGGGTCTTTTTGGCGTTGTCCGCCCGGTCGGTTTCGTCGGTCGCTGCAATCAACGGGTCAAAAATAACCCGCTTGATTTCCGCGATAAGCAACCTGGCCAAGTCTTTGTGCCAGGCGTCGTCATACCCTTGGGGGTCCAATAATAGTGACCGCTTTTTTGCCATTATACCCGTCCCGTCCTACCTACCTTGCCCGCTTCGTCCGCCAGGTCAGTCCCTAACATATTGGTCACGTCTTCCAGGGACATGGCCTCTTCCGCCTTTAGTTCAACGCCAAAAATAGCGTCATGGTTAATGATTTCGATTGCCTTTTCAGAGGTGATCAGCCCATTGGTAAATGCGCTAGTCGCCCTGTTTAGCTGTTCCGTTTTAATGACAGACTGTTCCTGCGAAGACATCTCTCGCAATGGGTGCCAATCAAACGTCAGTTTTTCAGGGACATAACCGAAGACTTTTTGGCATAGGATGTTAAGCATGACCAATAGGCCAGGACGGACTTTGGACCGGATTTCGGTTTCGACCATGGAATCATAGTTCTCGATATCGTCTTCACCGCTGTTAAAACCGGCGGCGGAAATTCCGAATAGCTTCGTCATGGGCATTCGGAGGTCGCAAGCCAACCCTATCCTGATTTGGGTCAGGATTTCAGCCAACCCGGAATAGGTTATCTGCTTTTGCTCGTAAGTGTCTTCCTTGTCGATAACCAGGGCGTTCTGGTAATTTTTGATTTGAGCTGCCATTTGAATACGGGCGGCGGTTAATTGCGCGCCGTTTTTGGTCGATATCTGACTATTAAAATTTTGTATGCCAAAAACATCAACCTTGGCTTCGTCCAATAGTTCAAAAGTGACTGATTGGTGCTTAAGATATTGGTTAAAAGACCTAACAATTTTCTCTAGTTCGGACATTCCCCAGCCGCCAAATTGACCCCGCAATAGCGAAGGCGGTTCTTTGCCCATTAGCTTAATGACGTTTGATTGGTGCAACGGGTGACCATAGTAATTATATGGGTGATCAGTCGCCGACTGATAAAATTGATCGATTGCGCCCATGCCCGCTGGCGCGTAGGACAGCTCCCAACGGTCGGCGGCGTAAAAGGCAAGCGGCGTGTTTTCGCGGATTGCTTCAATCCGGAAGGGTTTTGTCGTGTCCTGACCGGCGTTAATCAGAACGCCAGCCCCGCCAAAAAGCCTCATCCATTTAAGCGCCGTGGCGTAGGTCCGCAGGATATCCAAGTCAAGCATAGCCTCCTGAAGGGTCTTCAAGTCTTCGGCGTCCAGTTCGTCGCATTTTACTACTATGCCATGACGAAAGGCGTCGTCTACTGGTTGGTCAATCAATACCTGAATAATGCCTTCTTCCATATAAGTTGAACTAAGGAGGGATCTATTCAGGGTTATTGCCGCATAGCGTTTATTGAATGCCATTGTGGCTGAGTTGCTAACTTCGGCGCCTAGCGCGGTCGTAAAATCTTGGAGACTGTTATTATGTGGTTGCATGAACACCTCGGTAATTATAGCACTATTTAATACATAACGCCTTCGTCATAGATTGACAGCTTATGCTTTATCAGGTCATCCAATCCATATCTAATTGAGTCAATCGAATGGTTATAGTCGTCAACAACAATAGGGAGGATCAGATTGGTCCGCCGATCCACTTTATAACAATACCGCCGAAATTCAATTGCCGTTGAAGTACACCTTGGATGAATTATAATCTTTTTAAACGACCTAAGATATTCTATACCATCCTCGACCGAACCTGGCCATTTTTTTGCACCTTCGATATTAAAACCTTCGTTTTTCAAAAAGGATATTGTTTCGGGACGGGAACAATCCGCCTTTATCTTCCAACGCCGAAATTCTGACAAGCCTATAACGTCCCTAATCATCGCACCCATGTCTTTTAGTTCAACATGGTGTCCCACGGATTCCCGGTCAATATAAAGGTTGGCGCTCCTGACATACATTTTAATAACCGCCGTGGGGTCTTTCGCGAAACCAAAGTCCATACCGTGGTAAAAGGCTTCAACGCCTTCCGATGAAAACTCCTCAACGGAATATTTGCCTTTGAATATTTGCGCGTCCGATATTGTGCGCAATTCGCCTTCCCAAACATGCAAATATTTTTCATAGTCGGACGCCTTTAAATTTTCCATTTCTTCCCGCAAAACATCCGGGAAAAAAGGATTGTCGTAATAGTTAACTTTTTGGACCACGGAATTGGGCATTGAATTGGCCACGAACATGGTCCAAACCGGGTCATCGTCATGCGTGGGGTTAAAGGTTATAAAAAATCTCGAACCTGGACGCCTTATGGTTGGTAAAAGGATATCCCATGACGCCTGGCTGACCTTGTCAGCCTCTTCGACCCAGCATATATCAACGCCTTCCGTTGATTTAATCGATTCGACGTTGTGTTCAAGTCCCTTAAAAATGAACACTGACCCAGTACAACATGTGATAGATGTTAATTGAATCCTGAAATATCGGTAAAGGTTATAGGTCGCTATCACGTCCTTTAACAGCGTGTAAACTGATTCCAATATGCTGTTTTGTAGTTCGCGCGTGCATAATATTTTTAACTTGTATTGCATAGCCAGACATATCAGATAGCGTGCCATAGTGTGGCTTTTACCGCTGCCACGCCCGCCATAATAAACGTAATATCTGGCCTGTTTATAGAGGCTTTGAAATATGTCCGGTATCCTGATTTCGGTGTTTTCAGTCATCGGTGCTTTTCTGCGTATTTCCTTCCAGACAAAAAATTACGTTCGGACCTTTATCAGTCGATATGGTTAATGTTTGGGGGTCACTATTGGCGGGCTTGCCCAATATGCGATTAAGAATAGCTTCGACGTAGGCCAAATTGCCGTCTTTAGCCGCCTTGCCATATGCGGCGCCTATCATGCGTTCCCCCATAGTCATGCCAGTTTTTTTCATTTGTTCGGTGTAAAATTCAACCTTCATAAACCAATATTTGTGTAAGTGTTTAAGAGCATCGATCTTTAAATCATTGTTTAAAATTTTCAAATCTTGTGGTACTTTAGGAGAACCCTTTCGATTGATCCTTGGATCTCCCTTAACGAATTTTTTACCGCCTTGTCCTCTGGGCATGGGCCACCTCTGTCATTGACTGTTATTTCATCCTATAAATTCAAAGGAATACCAGCGAACGTCATTTCGGTTGGTCCTTTGTCGTCTTCCCCCTGTTATCTTTTTCCCGCCAGTAGATTTTATATCGAAATTTTTTAGCTTCCATTTCGGATTGTTTTGCTTCATTTTTAACATGGGTATTGAACTAAATTTCGAATATATCTTAAACCCTTCTTTTTTCATTATATCACATGTTGCTTCCTGGAAGGCAATCCCTAGCCGCATACCGCAATAGTCGGGATGAATCACTGTCCGGTTGGTATGAAGGATATTAGGTTTGCCCGGAATATAGCTTGCAAAGCATGTTATGCCTATCTGATTGGCGCCTATGTATGCACCGAAAAACCATAGTTTGCCGCCTGGCAATCCGCCGCTTAAATAGTGATACTTCGAAAAATTCGTCCAAGATGACTTGTCGCAAGGGCGAACATCGACTGTAATGGTGTCTGTTCTCGCTTGTTGAAGCGACCTCCGATCTTCAAAGGCATCCCTATTGCAATCGACAATCCAATCAGGCAATAACCAGTCCAAAACATCGTAATGACATGACAATAGGACTATTTTTTTATTGTATTTCCGGGCGAATTTCTGGACGGAATGAGACATAATTTTTCCCACGGTCCTATCAACGACGCTAGTCCATTCGTCAATAATGACAATATCGTCCCCGCTATGCGCGCATATTAGCGCGACTTCAGCGCGGAACCGTTGCCCATTGGATAGCGTGTAGGCGGGACGAATCCAACAAGGGACCGAAGACAAGCCAATTGAACACAAGGACAATTGAATTTCGTCATAAGTCCAGGCGGGCGGAAACTGTTCAATGATGGGTCTAGACATGTCCAGGATAGGCGTTTCTTTGAATTTGTCGTCATATAATAGTCGCGCCAGCGTTGTCTTCCCGGACCCGCTTGAACCGACTATCAGACCAATATTAAACGGACTGTCAATATCCGCCGATATTTTTTTGATATGTTCGGATTTTTCTTCAATATTTATATCCTGGCTTTGCGCCGCCTTAATGGTTAAAAACGTCTTCGGAATATCGCATTTTAAATTGACTATAAAATTACGCATTTAAGCGACCTTTCCGTAAATTCATCGAATAGGTCTTTTTGTTCGTGTTCATTGTTCACTGAAACCAATATTTCGTATTTTTTGTTTGGTAGGTCTTTGGTATCGGTTTCGTCCTTTTCCCCAAAGTCCTTAATATCGAAACCAATTGCAGGCAAGTCGAATTGCATTTCCTCTAAGGCGCGCAGCGTGGCGTTTAGGACGCTATTGTCCCACGTTGCCAGTTCTGACGTGCGGTTATCAGCCAGGGCGAAGGCGGCGGCGTCGAAACCCTTCAGGTCGGACCTGGCCACGACAATTGTTGACCAACCAAGCTCCCTTGCGGCTTCTAGCGTGCCGTTGCCCGCGATGACTACATTGTCACGGTTAACGACAATGGGCTTTTGTTGCCCAAATTTGGCCAATGACCCTTTAATTGCCATTATGTTTTTGGCGTTATGACGCCTGGCGTTATTGGGATCTTCGATAAGCGTGGCAATCGCAAGGGATTCAATTTTGATTTCTGGTTTCACCCGTTCGTCCTTTCTTCTTGCAATTCGGCGGTTTTTGCCCTGGTAATTTGGTCGTCCCTAATTGATTTGCCGATCCACATATAAGCTTCTTCCAATTTAGTCAGAACCAACTCTTTTGGGCGGTAATTGGTCAATTTTTCTTGTACGACTGTTTCTATTTGAATAAATAAACTTTTGAAAAATGCCTGATCTTCAATCGCCTTTTCATCATACTTCACATAATCAAATCTACTCATCGATCTTTCCCCCTAAATAAGAAGACGCCTTGTTGGTCATTGTCCAATAAAAGCAACGCGCCCGGATATCGGTCCAAAAAGACTTCCCGCGTGATATCCGGTTGCAAGTGTGCCTCGTGTTCATTGTCGTGACATTCCCCCTGCGGATACAGATAGGGGGCCATAACCAGGACGTGGGCGCCGGTATCAACCAGGCGGGCGATAGTTATTTGCGCCGCCCTGACTGACAGGTGTTCGACTATATCGCCCATTAGTATCAGATCATATTCACCCACGCCGACCGGGAACAGCCGAATGTCCCCATGATAGATATTTTTATATGCGGTCAATAAATTGAATTGATCAATATACGGATTGAATATTTCAAGCCCATCGATTCCATCCGGAAAGCTTTTTTTAAGTATCCAACCAAACTTTCCGGCGCCAGCTCCCACGTCGAGGATTTTACCAGTCGGTGCGAGCGCGCGGGCGAACGCGTCAATGTTGGTATCGAAATATCCGAAGCTATAAGGCATGGGTCCTCCTTTTTTTACCAAGCCCATGGTATTAAATATTGACAAACTTGCCTAGCAAATTTTACCATGTTGACACCATGACAGTTAACAAGAAAAATTTTGGGGAATTATCAGGCTATTTAAAGAACGTCCCGAATCATGTCAGCTTTTGGGAAATTGGCCTATTGTGGGCGTGCGAAGTCCTTCGGCGTTGCTTGGGTAATAAATTGCACGCGTCCCAAAAACTCCAGGTATCCAAGCGCAGTCTGTTTAAATATACGAAGGTCATGGAATTGTATGGCATGGACGTTCCTGCCTATGATCCAACAAGTAAAAACCCACCAAGAAAGGCTTATAACCATGTCCAAAGCAATAAGGTTGGCACTAGGATTAATCGTAAAAAACGAGGCTGAAGACCTGCCCAAATGTTTAGCCAGTTTTTTACCGGAAGTGGACTTCGTCTATATCTTAGATACCGGGTCCACTGATGACACAATACAGATAGCGCGGCGTCTAATCGGGGAATATGACCCTTTTGTCCCGCATGTGGTTGAACAGTTTTTGGGCGCCAATGACGACCAAGGACGCATAATGGATTTTTCGCTTGCGCGCAATACCTGCACCAAGGGAATTGAAGGGCTTAACGGGACGGAGTTGGCGTGCGACTATATCGTATTTGTTGACGCTGACGATATATTGACAACGCCAGGGATTAAAGCCGCATTAATGGTTCAGCCCGCCGACTATTATTCGATCAATTACAGGATGAATCCAACCTTTGATTTTTTGTCTTATAAAATATGGAAGACCGAACGGAAGGGGCGTTTTACCGCGCGCGTGCATGAGACATTGTGCGTTGACTGGACTAAAAAAGTGGTCAATTTGGACCTGGAATTTTTACACCATTGGTCAGTCATCCCTGGACAGGAATCTAGTACCGAGCGAAATATGCGTATTTTAAAGGCTGAAATTTATCCGCCTTTGCGCAGTTTGTTCTATTGGGCTAACGAAAATGTTGACGCTAAAAACTACCCGGAAGCTATCAAGTGGTATTTGGAATATATCAGGCGTGCCAAGGAAGGGGAACCATGCTGGCAGATCGAATTTCATCATTGCTATTGGCGCGCCGCCAGGTGGCTGCAATCCCTGGGACGTTCGACCGAAGCGATTGCGTTGTGCAAGGAACTACTCGCCAAAGATTCGTCGTGGTCCGAAGCGTGGTGTGAATTGGCTTATATCGCAAAAGTCTATGGCGATATCCCTTTAATGCGTGAATATTGCCTTGCGGCGTTAAAAAACAAATATACCCGCCGATTGTTTTCCGAAGAGGATAAATACGGCACGACGCCCGCCTGGCTATTAGCGCAGGAGGCGAACAAATGATTGTCGATGTTTTGATGACAAGCCAGACAAAACCACACCTCTTTTACATGTTGCGGAACGCAATCCATACGCTGCGTGAAAGTGAATCGGGAATTGATTTTAATGTCATCGTTATCGAGTCGTTAATGCACACCGAAGCGGGACAAAACGAAACCATATTATATACGGAAACGCCTTATAATTGCCATAGGGCGGTAAAATCAGCGTTGCATTTATTGCAAAACGAATGGGTAGCTATCTGCAATAATGACCTGATCTTTTACAAATTTTGGCTGTCTGAAATCCTTGCCGCCCATCGCGCCCGTCCTGATATCGTCAGTTTTTCGCCCTGGAACGAACTACGGCAATGGCACCCAACATGCTTCCCGGAACGCCAGCATATCAACGTGGGTTATAGGACCGGCTATGAATTTTGCGGTTGGTGTATTGTCATCCGGCGGGATGTTTTGCTAAGCATGGAAATGGACGAACGTTGCGACTTTTGGTTTAGCGATAACATCTTTGTCGATGAATTGCGCGCTAAGGGGTTAAATCACGCCCTGGTTGCCACAAGCCGCGTGGACCATATCCAAAGCCAGACCAACCCGCAATCGACTGGCATGGCCAAATTAGCCCATCTAAAATATCTGGCGGGGAAAAAAAAAGCGGGGTATTGACCCCGCTATCGCCTACCAGGCAAATCACTTATCAGGATAAGCCGCCGTATAAATCCGCAACGCCAGGTTTGGATTGACGATTGATAGCCCGATTAATAGGTGCAACAAGTCCCACATGTAGTCGACTTGGTCTTTATATGTGGCTGATTCAGAAACTGCAACGGGCGGCGTTGCGGTCTTCCGGGCGGGCTTGCCGACAACAAAATCTTTCATTACCCGTTTTGCTATATCAGCATTAACTTGGTCGCGTGCCTGGCTTGCCTTTACGATATCCGCCTTGGTCGCCTTGCTTGCCTTTTCGCGCTTTTTCATTGCGTAATACGTTTTCCGATCAACCCCTAGCCTTTTCCGTTCTTCGCGTAATAGCCTTTTCCGTTCCCTGTCCTTTGTGCGTGCTTCAACCGCCGCCTTGGCTGCTTTGCGTGCCGCTTTTTTTAGCTTGCCGCTTGCCTTGCCGCTTGCCTTGTCTTCCGCCGCCTGACGGCTTGCCTTTACGATATCCGCCTTAGTCATCTTAACGCCTTTGTTAAGGTCGATCTCGTTGGACCGTTCAATAATTGACTTGCCATAATTGGGTTGCGCCGCCTTTGGTTGCTTATAACGCGCCTTGTCGGCGTCCGCTTGCCTATCCAATTTGCGTTGTTTAGCCGCCGCCTTGGCGCCAGCGCGCATAGCCGCGATTGCCCGTTTTTTTGCCGCTGACAGTGGTTTTTTTGCTTGTTTTGTCATAGTAAAGTCCCCTTGATGTTATTGACCGTAGTCACCATGACCGTGGTCGGATTGCCTTGTTATTTATCGTCCGGAGCATGCGTGTTGCCGTCTTTATCGACCCAATAGCCCATGTCTTCGCATGTCTGGCATAGTTTTCCGTAATTATTATCGGTACTGGCCTTGACCTTGTTGCATACACGGCAAGGGTTGCCAAATTGATCTACCAGGTCGTCATGGTCTAACACGCCCATTGCCCACGCCCGCGCTTGTTCCCACGATATAGGGGTTATGGTTGGCCACTTGTGGGGATTGTTTTGATACAAAAAAAACTGACCCGTGACCTTGATAAATAGCGTTGTGTCGCCCAAAACGCCCAATTCCCGCGCCGTTTGCGTGTCATATCGCTTGCCGTCAATTACTTTGCGCATAAGATGCTCCTGTAAAAAAAGGGTTAAAAGGACCGTCCAGGGGGACGGGGTTTACTTTGTTTAGTCATCGATAAAATCAAATTCCCCGTGGTTTGCTATGGCCTGTAATGCAAAATGATTGCAATGTTTGCCGCCAGCACACAAATGACCTTCAAAATGCAGATAATGGTTGTCCAGATAAACAAACTCTTCCTCGTCCATACGCCTGACTATTTGCCATGTTTTGCAACCCATTTTACGCTTTGCTATATGATATGTATCACCGTTGCCCGTTATGCGATAAGCAACGCCGTTAATAAAAAACGCCGGTTCATAATAAGTTTTAAATGCCTTTGTCATACCGTCCCCTTGTTGTTGTTGTGCTGCTTGATTGCAGCGATACCTTGGTATCGGGTCATTACTAATAAAACGTTAGTTTTTTATTTTTTATTTTTTACGCGACAGGTGTCAAAAACATTGACAGCCAGTAGTCAATTAAAGCAATAACTTAGCCGTGGCGCGTGTTTTGCAATTGGGGTTTTGCGCCAATGGTTGGCGTTGCATGTTGTCATTGTAATCGGAGATTTATTATGCGGAATCTGTTTTGGACCATGTTTTTACCAGTCTTATTGTTATTAGGTTGCGGCGGTGACTTTGCCCGCAAGCCTAGCAAAACCACTTCCAACCCGTCCGGCGGCGCTATCGACTATTGTGCGCCTGGCTTAACCGCACAAACCACGCCCATGGGGACGGTATGCTACACAATGGACGAATTGCTTTGCGCCGCCGGGACGGTATGCGCAAGCCAACCAAGGGCTACTTGCCCAACTAGCGTGGCTGTTAACGCTATATGCACACTACCGTTAACAACAATATCGCAAACAGGGGGGACGTACACAATTCCGGGGGACATTAACGCCGTTGGTCCCGCGATACCCTTTAGCTATACCTTCCTCGATACCCCCAACGCGTCTTTGTGTGTTGACGCGTTTTATCGCCAGGGCGTGCCATTACCGTCAAACGCCGTTGCAAAGCCGCTTATGATCAATACGGTCAATAGCAAGTCGTTAGTCACCGACAGCCAACAGACCACGACACCGATTTTAACCGTTATTGACGCCCGCCAGTGTGGTTCTGACGTGTTTTTGCAACTGCTTAACCGCAACGGATTTTATTGCATTGTTGGAATGGAATCGATCAATAGCAAGGTCCAAATTCAACGTTCGTGCTTGTCGCAATTAGCGTCTATATCGCCGACCACAATTAACGCCGTCCCAACGAAACAGGTCAGCTATAATTTGTGGTGGCTTTGGCCACACAAGCAAGTCCAGGAAACCCCGTCAGACAGCGCGTTTTTTGGCAATAGCAATAGCCAAGGGTCACGCGTCAGCGAATTGCCCTGCATACCCTAATGGTATTCCGGTGCTAGTAATAGCACCGTCCTTCCTCATTCAGCTTTAGTGTGTGTTTTGATAACCCGTTAAATTACTAGCGGGTTATCTTTTTTTGTGCGGTTAATGGGTGTTT